GACGTATTAGGGTTCAAGTACGAAGAGCGCACAGACCCGTGGGAAGGTGCCTGCGGGGTTTACTCTACTGTACTGGCCGAAGCCGCGATACGTTTCCAAGCAGAGACGATGAGCGAGACTTTCCCAGCCGCTGGCCCCGTACGTGTAAAAGTACTAGGAGAAGAAACACCCGAGAAAGCTGAAGCAGCAGAACGTGTAAAAGCAGATATGAACTATGAGCTGACTGAGCGCATGGTTGAGTATCGACCCGAGCACGAAAGGCTTTTATATAGCCTAGGACTGGCAGGTTCAGCGTTCAAGAAAGTATATTTTGACCCTAATATGGGTCGTCAGGTAGCTATCTATATCCCTGCTGAAGACGTGATTGTACCTTACGGCGCGTCCCATATTGAGACCGCAGAGCGTGTTACACATGTCATGCGGAAGACCAAGAACGAGCTGAAGAAGCTCCAAGCGATGGGGTTCTACCGTGAGGTAGACTTAGGTGAGCCACAACCGTTTCATACAGATATAGAGAAAAGAAAGGCAGAAGAAGGTGGATATTCAATCACTGATGATGATCGATATGCGATATATGAAATACACGCGGATCTCATTATTGACAGTGTTGACGAGGACGATGACGAGATTGCAAAGCCTTATGTTGTCACGATTGAACGTGGTACGAACAATGTTTTAGCGATCCGACGTAACTGGAGCGAAGAAGATCCGCTGATGTTGAAGCGTCAGCACTTTGTACATTACGTCTATGTACCGGGGTTTGGGTTCTACGGCCTTGGTTTGATCCACATTATCGGTGGGTACGCTCGTGCGGGTACCTCACTCATCCGTCAGTTAGTTGATGCTGGCACGCTATCTAACCTGCCCGGTGGGTTAAAGTCTCGTGGCTTGCGGATCAAAGGTGATGATTCACCCATCGAGCCGGGGGAATGGAAGGATGTGGATGTGCCGTCTGGAAGCATTCGTGACAATATCATGCCGCTTCCGTACAAGGAGCCAAGCCAAACACTGCTTGCGCTACTCAACCAGATTACCACTGAAGGCCGCCGGTTAGGGGCGATCAGTGATATGAACATCTCTGACATGTCGGCTAACGCTCCGGTAGGAACGACGCTGGCGCTGTTAGAACGTACGCTTAAGCCTATGGCTGCGGTACAGGCTCGTGTCCACTACGCGATGAAGCAAGAGTTCAAGATGCTCAAAGCTATCATGGCGGAGTATGCACCCACTGAGTACGACTATATCCCCATGCGGGGCGAGGTCAGTGCACGGGTAGCGGACTACATGATGGTGGACGTGATCCCTGTCAGTGATCCTAACTCGTCAACAATGGCCCAGCGAGTTGTCCAGTACCAAGCGGTACTGCAGATGGCGCAGAGCGCCCCACAGATCTATGACCTGCCACAGCTACACCGACAGATGATCGAGGTATTAGGAGTTAAGAATGCAGATAAACTTGTCCCGACTCAAGATGACCTTAAACCGACTGATCCGGTTAGTGAGAACATGGATGCGCTCAATGGCAAACCGCTTAAAGCGTTTATATACCAAGATCACGACGCGCACATAACGACGCACCAAGCGTTTATGCAAGACCCTATGGTGGCCCAGATGATTGGTCAAAACCCACAGGGACAAGCCATTATGGCTGCTCTGCAAGCGCATTTAGCGCAACACTTAGGGTTTAACTACCGTAAGCAGATGGAAGAAAAGCTGGGAGCATCCCTCCCTGCACCAAACGAAGAACTTCCTGAGAACATTGAAGTTACTTTAGCTCAGTTGATGGCAAAGGCTGGTACTCAGCTAACGCAAGCACATCAACAACAAGCTGCACAAACGCAAGCACAACAGCAAGCGCAAGACCCTGTACTCCAGTTACAACAGCAAGAACTGGCGATAAAACAACAGGAAGCCCAACGTAAGGCTCAAAAAGATGCTGCCGACATAGAACTCCGCAGAGCGGAACAACAGCGTAAAGTCCAAAAAGACCAAGTAGACGCTGCTTTAGACGTGGAACAACTTAAGCTAGATAAACAAGAACTCTCTATTGAGGCCCAAAAAGAAGGGGTCAAGATTGCGTTGGATAAGCAAAACAACAAAGAGAAATTAGATTTAGAGCTTATGCGCCTTATTGAACAACAGAACAAGGGTCAGTAATGGCTAAAACCGTATTTGACGTGCTTAAAGACAAGCTGACGGAAGACAAATCCGCAGCACTACAGTTTCTTGGAGGGGGTGGAGCTAAAGACTTCGCTCAGTATAAGGAAGTTACAGGTATGGTTCGGGGTCTCGAAACCTGTATCAATTATGTAGAAGACCTCTCACGCAATATGGAAGAGTATGATGAGTGAAGCAATAGAAACGCTAGCACCTGAAGAGATGCTGTCGCAAGAGGACATAGAGGCGCAATTACCGAAACCCGTAGGGTACAGGGTGCTTGTCGCGTTACCACAAGTTGAGGAGACGTTCGGGGATACCGGACTGCTTAAATCTACAACGACAATGAGCCAAGAACACATTATGTCGATAATCGGACTGGTGTTGGATATGGGCGACCAAGCCTATTCTGACGAAGAACGGTTCCCGTCAGGCCCGTGGTGTAAGCCGGGGGATTATGTAATGTTCCGTATGAATACGGGCACTCGGTTTAAAGTTGGTGGGGTTGAGTATCGTCTGATGAACGATGACTCTATTGAGGCCATAGTGGCTGATCCCCGTGGTGTAACACGCGCATAAGGAGTAGGTATGCCATTTCAAAAAGTAGAATTTCAATTCCCTGACGAGCAAGAAGAAGAGCAAAAAATAGAGATAGAAGGTTCTAGTGCTATCGAGATTGACTTGTCTGGGGGTGCAGACAACGACCCTGAAGGTGAAGAGGTTGAGGCGGAGCCTGAAGTCGAAGAAGAAACGGTAGCGGAGGACGATAGCGAAGAGCTAACAGAAGACGTTACTAAGGAAGAGTTAGCAGGTTATTCTAAAAAAGTTAACAAACGGATAGCTAAACTAACTGCCCAACGACACGAAGAAGCGCGACAGCGGGAAGAGCTAGAACGCTTTAGCCGTACGCTTCTAGAAGAAAATAAAAAACTTAAAGGTACGGTTGATAAAAACCAAGAAGCCTTACTAGAGCAAGCTAAAAGGACCGCTGCTGGTGAGATGATTATAGCTAAACGTCAGTATAAACAGGCTTATGAAGCTGGTGATGCTGACAAGGTGATAGAGGCGCAAGAAAAGCTAACTAACGCCAAAATCAAAGCAGACAGGTTGGCTAACTTAAGACCTGATACTTTACAAGAGGTTGAAACTCCTGTAGAAACAAAGGAAGATGTACAACAAGACATACCGGCACCCGTCGATAAAAGGGCTAATGATTGGGCAGCGTCCAATACATGGTTCGGACAAGACGATGAAATGACAAGTTTTGCGCTGGGATTGCATACAAAACTTGTCAAACTCGGGGTAAGTCCCCAGAGCAATGAGTACTACGAGAGCATAGACTCTCGCATGAGAGAAGTATTTCCCGATAATTTCGAGGATAAAATTGGTGAACGAGTCGAAAAACCGAAAAGACAATCTAACGTGGTGGCTCCCGCAACGCGAAGCACAGCTCCAAAGAAGGTTACACTTACGCCCACGCAACTAACACTTGCAAAACGTTTAGGACTAACACCAAAACAATACGCTATGCAAATGGCGATAGACATGAGGAAACAATAATGGCTCAAAATAGACTAGATCGAGAGCAAACCACCCGCGAAAAAACTACCCGCAAAAGAAGTTGGCAAAGACCAGAAGTTCTGCCGTCGCCTACTGCTGAAGCTGGTTATGCTTTTAAGTGGGTCCGTGTTAGCACTCAAGGGCAAGTTGATGCCACTAACGTTTCTTCTAAACTCCGTGAAGGTTGGGAGCCTGTCAGAGCAGAAGATCACCCAGAAATTACAATGGTCGCCGTTGAAAATGAACGGTTTAAAGACAATGTTGTTATTGGTGGTTTGATGTTATGTAAAGCCCCTGTCGAACTATCGGAAGAACGTAATGAGCATTATGAACAACAAAATGATGCCCAAATACATTCCGTAGACAACAACCTCATGAGAGAAAACGACCCGCGTATGCCGCTATTCAATGAGCGGAAAACAAGGGTTACTTTTGGTAAAGGAACTTAAACTTTAATTTGAGGAGTCTCTAATGGCTTATCCAACTGTATCAGCCCCTTACGGGTTGAAGCCGGTCAATTTGGTCGGTGGTAGGGTATTTGCTGGTGCTACTCGACAGTTCCCCATTGCTTCTGGTTATGCAGCAAACATCTTTAACGGTGATGTTGTAAAGCTAATCAATGACGGTACTATTGAAAAAGACACCGGTACTGCTACGGCCACCCCCGTTGGCGTTTTTGTTGGTTGTTCATACACTAGCCCTGCTTTGGGTTATCAGTTGTTCAGCCAATATTACCCCACTGGCACTGTTGCTAGTGATATCGTTGCTTACGTTGTTGACGATCCCGATGCGTTGTTCAAGGTCGCAGTTACCGCTGCTGGCACTGCTAACATCGCTACCGTGGCTCGTACTGCCGTAGGTAACAATTCTGTGCTCATCCAAACGGCTGGAGTTACTGCTACTGGGGATTCTAAAATCTCTATTAGTTCTACGACAGCTACCACGGCTACACAGCCTATTCGAATCATTGACGTAGTGCCCGAAACGGCTACTGGTGCGGATGCCTTCGTAGAGGTTATTGTGAAGTGGAACTGGGGCATGCACCAGTATCAAAACGCAACTGGCGTATAAGGAGAGTAAATCATGGCTATTTCAAGAGCCCAATTACTGAAAGAACTCCTCCCCGGTCTTAATGCTCTTTTTGGTTTAGAGTATGCTAAGTATGGGGAAGAAACTAAGGAGATTTTCGAAACAGAATCTTCTGACCGTTCTTTCGAAGAAGAAACCAAACTATCCGGCTTTTCTGCTGCACCTGTTAAAAACGAAGGCTCTGCCATCGAGTATGACAATGCACAAGAAGCATGGAGTGCACGCTACACGCATGAGACGATTGCGATGGGCTTCAGTATTACTGAAGAAGCTATCGAAGATAACTTGTATGACTCACTGTCTGCTCGTTATACGAAAGCTCTCGCTCGCGCTATGGCGTACACCAAGCAAGTTAAAGGTGCTACCATCTTGAACAACGCTTTTGCTGCTGGCACCACTTACGGTGACGGCCAAACGCTTTGCTCAACGGCACACCCACTTGTTTCTGGCGGCACTAACTCAAACCGTCCTACTGTAGCGGCTGATCTTAACGAAACTTCTTTGGAAGCGGCTGTTATTCAGATTGCTGGTTGGACTGATGAGCGAAGCCTGTTGATTGCTGCGAAGCCTCGCAAGCTGATTATCCCACCCAACCTCCAGTTTGTAGCAACTCGTTTGTTAGAGACCGAAGGACGTGTTGGAACTGCGGATAACGATATCAACGCACTCCGTAACAACGGCTCTATCCCCGAAGGGTTTGCAGTTAACCACTATCTGACTGATCCAGATGCGTGGTTCTTAATGACTGACGTACCTAACGGTTTGAAGCACTTTGTCCGTACTCCGATGTCAACGTCTATGGATGCTGATTTCGATACTGGCAACTCGCGCTATAAAGCCCGTGAACGATATTCCTTTGGGGTTTCTGACCCACTGGGAATTTTCGGTTCTCCCGGCGCATAATGCGGGTATTAAAGGAGGGGCACATGTTGCCCCTTTCTTTTTTCTGTAGTATAAAGTAAGTCCTGACTGCGAAAGCAGACTTAACCCAAGACAGGAGACTATAATGGGTACCACAACTTTCTCTGGTCCAATCCGGGCCGGTAACATTCGTAATACTGTAGGAACTACGGTTGGCACAGACGTTGCTAACGTAGGTTATGTTGTCATGATGCAAACGCATACGATGGATCTTTCCAACGGCGCTATTGCAGCAGGTGCAACTAGCATGGTTATCCCTGCAAATTCTAAGATTATTGACGTAGTTGTAGATCTATCTACAGCAGCAAACGCTACTACCAACCTTAGTGTTGGTGATACTGTTGGCGGCGCTACGACTATCCTAAACACCCTTGCAACTGGCACAAGTGCTGGTCTTAAGACTGTTACTACTCAAGGTGGTGGCACAGGTGAGTGGGCAGACACTGGCACAGCCGACCTTAAATTGACGGTTACGAACAGTGCAGCGACAACTGCTGGTGTAGCGGTTATTACTGTAATGTACGCACAAGCCTACAATACCGTGGTACATCCATAGGGAGTGAGTCATGTCTAGTTCTGATATCCAATCAAAACGGATTACAGGAACCGGATCATTAGGTGTTGGCCCTGCGCGTATTACGCAGATTCAAGTCCTGACTACTACTGGCTCTCCCCGACTTACTGTCACTGATGGTAACGGTGGGAATACAGTGTTAGATCTAGACTTCAGTGCAAGTTCTACGCATTCGGTCAATATCCCCGATGATGGTATCCGATGTCCTGATGACGTTTACGTCTCGACCTTTACTGCTTGTACAGCAGCGACTGTTTTCTATAGGTAACGCAGATGCGTGCTTATTACAAAGCAGGTGGGGGAGTATCTAAATCCCCTGCGTGGACGCGCAAGGAAGGTAAGAGCGAATCTGGCGGTTTGAACAAAAAAGGTGTTGCTAGTTATCGTAAGGCTAACCCCGGCAGCAAGTTAAAAACTGCTGTTACTACGAAGCCAAGCAAGCTGAAAAAAGGTTCTAAAGCCGCTAAACGTCGCAAGTCTTTCTGCGCTCGTATGGAAGGTATGAAGAAACGTAACACCAGCTCTAAGACAGCAAAAGATCCTAATAGCAGGATCAACAAGAGCTTGCGGAAGTGGAATTGCTGATGCCTAGCAAAAGCAA